GGGTTGGCAATAACGCCGTCCCAGGTAAATCCGTTGGCACGGCAGAAGCGGGCGGCAATGGTCATCCGATCTCTGTCCACAGCATCAGCGCCAATAGCTGTGCCTGCTCCAAGCCTTTCGTCGGTCAGCAACGCATAAGCGATTTCGGCAAAGTTGTTTGTTGGACCGGTCAACGTAGTTGTGGGGTCGCCGTTGTCGTCGATCAGACGTTCAACAACTACGCCTTTTTTGACGTATGCAGTTAGCTGAGAGAACGTGCTCCATTCACGCGAGGCGTTAAGGCGTAGACCAAGCAACGCAAGATTTGTGTATGGAGCACCTTCGGCATCTTCTTCAACTTTGATTTGCTCATTTACATAGACAATCTGGTGTTCTGGGTTGTCCATGTGGCTCATACGCTCAACGTCGTATTTACCAATATCTGCCACAGCGTCGTAGATGTTAAGGCTTTTATTTGTGTAGTTAACTGCATCGGTAGTCAAAGTAATTGTTTGAGTTCTGCCCAAAGCAGTAATCGTAAGTTCGTCGGCAGGCGTATATCCCGTTCCAGGAGCAGTCAGCTTGTACTCGTAGCGTCCGTTTTCCCAGCGCTTAACTTCAACCGTTGCGCCAGTTCCTGTACCGCCTTCTGCACCAACCGTTTCTGTAGCCTCTGGCGCTTTATCTCTAGTTCGAGTACGGGTTACGTTTTTTGTATAAGTACGGACAATAGAATAGGTTTGATAGGCGGTAGTTAAACCGTTTCTCCCTGCGCGTGCTGTGTAACGTAAACTACCTCTTGTATAACCGCTTGAAGCGGAAACTAACTGACCATTCCAATAAAGTTGGGTGCTGTTAAGCGGCCTTCCGCATATATTATCTTTCCATTCAAACCAAGCATATTGAGGATTCAGTGGGCAGGATGTAGAAGTGAACTGTCCAAATGTATACCGCTCATCTGTAACTGTCTCTTTTTCTACGCTACGGTACTTTTCTGTTGGTCGGGCGCTGCCAAAACTAAGTGGTTTGATAGATGTAATTGCACCAACGGGAGCTTTGGGCTGCTCCCCAACTACCCAATCTGGATTTGTTAGTACATCAGCAGTAAGTGCTTTTCTATAACCGTTAAACGTAATGTTGTATTCGTCTACGCTGTAGCGCTCCAACTTGGTGCCGCCCAAGAAATACACCGTCTGGTTGATGTAGTCAGTTACGACGCCAGAGCCGGGATACGGAACAAACTGGTATTCGTATTGCCCGTTGGGATGCGTGATACGAACAAAGTTGTACTGCGCTTGCGGGGTATTTCCTTCAACAGCAAACAATTTGTTGTTGCTTAGGTCAGTCCATGCTGCATCGGGCACACCTAATGGGCGTATTTCTAGCTTGAAAAAGCTAATGCGTTTGTGATAACGGTTAACTGTTCCAAGTTGGATGGCTCCGTTTTTCTCTTGGTAATAGTTAATTTTATCGCTGGACGGTTGGCTATTTACGTTTGCAAAACCGTTGATTTGTTTCCACACCGTTGACTTGAGTCCTATCTCTGTTACGTCGCAAGCACGACTATTGGCTACAGTTCCAGTCGAAAAACGCTGCAGAACACCGCCGTAAGAAGGTAGTACAGCTGCACCCAAATTTTCGACAGAAGTAATAGATCCAGGGGCGACAACCTTAAATGTGAATACTTTTTGGTCGCCTAACTCCCAAATTTCATCGGTGCTTATGTTTGTGCAGACTACTTGTGCTGTACCAGCTAAATACAAATTGCCAAGCTGGATTTGTGTGTCGGCGATGATGCGGCGATCTTCGGTTGCTGCGTTAACGTCGTCTAAACCCCAAGGGGAATATGTCGGGTTTTTGGCATTTTCTTGTGATCCTGCAATTGTATATGTACATGTATTGTCAATTTCTGTGCCTTCCACATAAGTAAAGCCTGCTCGCGTGGGCCAATTTTTGGCGAGTTTATTCCTTTTGCGGCTTGCCTCAGCTTGGATTGTTGCGTCCGTTCCGGGGCCGCTATATATCAAAATCAGTTCGTATGGCAGCTTGTATACCGTTCCATTGACCATCGGGTTGTAACACCCGAATTGAATTTGTGTAGACGGTGAACGAGTTCCGCTAACCCATGGTGCGTATACGGCATCAATATCGTCATAAACGCTAAAAACATCAGCGGATGGGGAGGCAGTCAGCGATCCCTCTGGGTACCTATCTTCTTCTAAAATTCGCCCGCCGTTTAAACGGCTGTACATTGCCAACTTGGCGTTGGCGTAGTTCTTAAGTGTTTGGTCGCCTATGGCAAGACCGTCAAACTCAGGACGTTGAGCTAGCTGCCCCAGGGAAAGCAAAAGCAATGCTTTAAGTTCTTGGCCGTTGTTTTTACTTAGTAGTTGCGACCACAGCAGGAGAGTTTTTACGCGGACGCCGCCAACAGAATTTGTGCGATTGGCAAAAATAAGCGGGATAGTCTCGCCAAGACTTGCCAGCTGCTGAATACTGTCAAAACCAGTTGTCGTTGTAAAACGACTGGCGCCGGTAATGTTGGCGGTGGTTAGTTGTGGCGGTGCGTCTTGTTGTTGCTGCTGTGGTGCAGCAGCTTGTAGTTGCGGTGCGCGAGGTTTTGGCGCAAGAACAATAGACAGTGCCGTAGAAGCAACGCCTAAAACTAAAGAGATAATCGCAACGGTAAGAGCATCGTTAGAAACATCTGGAACTAGGTCGTATTCCTTGGGACGCTTGCCGTCGTAGGCGTCAGTTAATTGTTGAAAATATGCGTACTCCTCTGGCGTGATCCCTAGGGCTTTGCACAGTTGGACTTCGTAGGGCAGTAAATGGCGCAGACTTCCAGTATTCCTGGAGGGCTCCAGCAGATTTGATTCAGTCGGTAGCTCAGCCATCCTTCAGACCACCATACCGCCAGCCCGTATCCAACATCGCTGCGGCATAGGGCAACTGCACCGATTCTAGGCTGTTCGACAACAATCCCCCACCGCTCCAATTCCTCCTGAAAAATGCTTGTGTCGCCTTGGCGTAAACGTCTGTACCAGCTGCGCTCGGGTGTAGGCGTGGCAATACCGTAAAAAGTCAACACTGCGCGGGCTAGTCCTAGGCAATCTGTGGTTCCGTGGCGCTCGGGGTCTGCGCCCAAGCGGTACTTCATGCCGATTAGTGCCTCGGGCTTCAACGGTTTTGAATTTGACCTGTCGTGGGTAGTGCTCCAACCAGGCGGCTGGTCAGCGAAAGAGTTGGTGCGGTCGCGCCAACTGCGTCGATGCCGCTGCTCAGCACCGTAGTGAGTTTGTCGGCGTCGTAGTTAAACGTGGTGGCGATCCACACATCTGACGTAAGGACGCGACCTACGGCAAACGTGGACGGATTCATTGTGCAGGTCTGAACTCGTACAAACCAGCGGTTAGCAACCGCCTGCTGCACAATGTCCATCGCAACTGCATTTGGAGCGAGCGTTAGTTCCGCTTGAAGGTTGTCGCCTGTACGATTCCGCGTTGCGCCGCGATACAAAAACGCCAAATAACTGAATTCCTGGCTGTTTAGCGTGATGATCTCGCCGACTTTGCCGTTCTGGTAGCGATGCTGGGTCGCCCCAGCTCGGTCGGTAACTGTGATGAAATTTGTGATGGCCTGGATTGTCATCAGCGGAGACCGATACGAGAACGCTGGCTACGGCTGTTGCGGAGGGTGCTCATGGAACGGTTATACCCGCCTTCAGCACCTTGGCGGGCGGCGACAGCACTGAACTCGCGCACCTGATCAACAGTTGCATACTCCACGTTATTGATGACCACAGTTTCCAGCGTGATGGTGTTGGAACCACCAGCTCCACCGCCAGATGGTGCCGAGCTGTCGGGGATAACGTTGGAGCCGCGAGCACCAGCGCTATAGCGGGCCATTGCGCCAGCCATTTTGCTGGCAGGAATGATGTATTCGGGTTCACCGCCTTCACCAACAAGACCCATAGTCGGGCGGGTAACCATACCGCCATCGGCAAATGCTTTAAACCCGCCAGTCCAGTAGGCACCATCTTTGGCGCCCTTATACCCAAAACCACGAGCCAAAAATGAAAGGATGCCTTGAGGATTATCAGCACCACCGCCTAAAGCCCCAAGTGCCTGAGCAATGGCGTACATAATCAGCATTTTGTTGATTGTTGCCAGCAGGTCAGTCCCTAACTTGCCCAAGGCTTGACCAAGATTTTCAGTACCGGCAATAGCCGTATCAAAAGCATTGCTAAAACTTTGCGCGACAGTATTTGCAATTCCTTGATACAAATCAAACTCCATCTGTTGCTGAGCATTTAGCTTTTCCCTGATTTGTCTTTGCTTTTCTAATTCAGCATTAGCGGCTCTAATGCCAGCTGCCTCCTGTTCAGTTTTAATTACGCCATCTTTTTTCCATTTATTTATTTGCTGTTCCAGTTCAAGTTTTTTTCTAATTTCAGGACTTGCGGCCATTAACAACGCTGTTTCGTCTGCGTAATTTTGCACGATCTCCTCTAGTTGTTTTTGCCGGTCTTGTTCGGCCAACTGCCTTTCAATGCTTGCGCTAGCAAGTTGCTGATCGGCTTCAGCGGTTGCCGTTTTAATTTTCAATTCTTTCTCTGCTGCAGGTATCTTCTCAAGATTGATTTCCGCAATCTTTGTGCTTCTTTCTTCTAGAATTCTTTCAATTTCTAAGGCTGCTTCTATTGTTTTATTACCGCTTAAACGAGCTTGGCCGGTTTGATTGACAAGTTGAAGAAGTCTATTTTGTAAATCAAGTTCGTTTTGCAGGGCCGAAATTTGGCTTTCACTACCTTTTGGGGTTTTACCTTTTGCGTCGCCAGTATCAAATGTGTTTTGAGTAGTCGAATCTGGTTTCGATAAATTTGTAACTGTTTCAGTTCGTGTTCCTAAGCCAAGCGTCGCCTGTGCTTTTGCGGCACGTTCCATAAGAACAGTGCGCCTAGCTCCGGCCTCTGCTGTTGTCGGTATCCCAAACAATCTTGAAGCGGGGCCAAGAACAGTTTGTGCCGCAATTGTTCGCGGATCTTGGTATCTGGCTTGCTCAGCACGAACCGCTTTAAGCGTTGCTGCCGCTGTTTGCTTTTGTTCGGCAGTCGCGGTTTTTCCATAAATAGCAGCCACTCCTCCGGCCGCTCGTTCACCGCGTAGTTTTTGGGTTTCGCCAACCGCTGTAAGGAAATCTTGCAATCCATTAACAACCAAATTAATTCCAACAGTAATAATTCCGAAAGAGGTTAAATTCCTCAAGGCGCCGACTAAACCACTCGCCTGCGTTTTGGCTTCAACCATGGAGCCACGCAAATACCGCATGTTCATTGTTAAGCCGGAAGTCGCAGTGGCGGCCGTACCGGCAGTTGCTGCAGTTGCCGCAAACATGCCCACAATTGCCGTACGCAATGCAATGATTCCTTGAATAGCCTTCTGAAGCAGCAGCATTTGCGCTACAAGCCTGACTATTTCAGCAATTGCCTTTGCCACAGGTTGAGGCACTGCGTTTATTGCATCCGCAAATCCGTTAACAAGTCCAGTAATATCGCTAATTACCTGGATAATACTTGGGCCAAATGCTTTGCCTAACGCTTCGCTGAGATTTTTGAATGCCGTATCAAGCGCCTTGAGTTGATTATCAAGGCTATTTTTCATTGCCTTAAAGTCAGCATCTGTTTTGCCTGCAGCCTTGCCCAAGCCATCAAGAATTATTTGATAATCCTTGCCCGACTTTGAGTTGGCGGCGAGCACACCGCGCAAAGCTTCTTGAGACCCAAGTAATGCGGCAACGGCCGTTTTATTTGCGTCTTGCTTTTTGCTTAAATCTGCAAGCAATCCAGAAAAACCTTTGGCCTGCAATCCACCAATATTCCATTCAATGCCAAGAGCTGCCGCTGCTTCTTGACTTTCTTTGGTTGGCTTCAGAAGTGTTGCTAATGCAGCGCTTAAGCCGGTAAATGCAACTTCTGCAGTTGCGCCATTCTTAGTTGCTGCAGCAACAAAAGCATTAACTTCATCAATACTGACGCCAGCAAGAGCGGCTGTAGCCGCAACACGACCAAGCTGGCTGGTGTAATCAGACCATTGCACTTGGCCGTATTCAATGGCCTTGCTAATACTGTCGGTCACTTTAATTGCATGTTCACCGCTCAAGCCATAAGCATTAAGTGTTTTAGTGGTAACCTCTACGACGCTGGTTACATCAACAAGGCCACCAACAGCAGCCTTGGTAGCAGCCTCAACAATTTTTAAATTAGCTCCGGTTTCCGTAAAACCGGCAGACAGCGCCTGATAGCTAGCAGCCGCCAACTCGGCTTTATTGGCTATGCCATCTAATTGTTTGCTTAATCCCCCTAAGCCCTTGTCTAAAGCTTGAACATTGCCGCCAACGGTTCCAAGGCGTCGGAGATTGGTATCAAGTTCTTTTACATCAGCAATAACTTTTGATAACGCAAAGCCAGCGCCAAAAGCTGCGGCCGCCTGCTGCAAAGCGCCAAAAGCTTTTTCGGTAGCCTGCGCTCGTGTCTCAACTGCCCGAAGTTGGCTGACCGCATTCCGGCTATCAACGTTAATCGCTACGTTGGCGACAACAGACACGACGCATCCCTTTCGTTAAGGCCAGTCTACCGACGCCGCTTCATCTTGCGTTCTTGCTCTTCGTTTAACAATTCAAAGTAACTACTCCAAATCAGTAGCTCTTCCATTGTCACCTCAGCATTGAGCCGAGCCAATGAATAGCCCAGCTCTTTTGCCACGCCAAGCTGAAGTAACAATAAATTATCCCTTTTAAGATCAGCCTTTATCGCTTTTCATGTCGGTATCTTGCCGCTCCTCGGGATTAGTAATGATTGCAAGCATCATTCCTTGGAGATCGGAATCAAGGACTTCGTTCTTAAGCTCAGCAATTTCTCCTGCTTGAAACAGACGCTGACCAGCTTCGTCCACAGCCTTGGTTACAAGCAGATTCAACGCAAAACCATTGGCATCGTCTCCACCGGGCATTTTTTGAGCACGTTCACGCTCTGCCATGGTCAATGCCGTTGCATAAAACTCAAACGTGCTGCCATCGTTCAAAGTCACCACGCGCTTGATCGGCGTCAAATTTGCGGCTTTCTTCAGGCGGGCAAGAGCCGACGAGGTGGGCGCAGGCATAAAAATGGGGTCTTTGTTATCACTTTAGACATAAAAAAGCCCCCGGTGCAACCCAGGGGCGAACATTCCAGCAAAAGCTTATCAGGCTGAGGTGCTGAAGTCGAAAGTGGGGACACCAGCCGGGCGGAAGGTGATTTCAACTTGCTGAGCGTCGTCAGGGTTGATGTTCATGCTGGCAGTCAGCAGAACGGCATCCATTGCGATGGAGCGGCTCAGTGCTTCGGTGCTCTGCTTGTCGGTGTAGAGCTTGAAGGCGCAACCAACTTGCTGACGCTGCAGCACATCTTCCACCATCCGGTTGGAAAGGGCGGAATCCTCGTTGGTTACATAGATAATGGCAGTACCATTGCCATCAGCGAAACCAGGGATGTAAGCACGGAAAGGTGCGTATTGACCAGCGGTTTGACCGATAGTGGTCACGTCGATTTCAGCGCGGCTGATCTCAAAGGACCAAGACTGAACCTGACCAACAGCGGCATAATCGGCGTATGCCACTTGAAACTCATTAGGAGCAGCGGCAGTACCATCATCAGCAAGATTGACAGCGGCACCACCAGCAGTGGTGGAAACCTGCATCACACCAGTGCTAGCGGTGTAAGCAATAACGTAATAGGTTGTACCAGCAACCAAAGGATCAGGCAGAGTGCCGGAACC